GGTAAGAGTAAACTTTTACGATATTTGTTCAAGCGAGATAAATTCAGGAAGAGAATGAGTGTTTATTATGTGGATCGCAAGAATGAAGAGGTACATGTACATGGGTCATCGTACGTACCTTCAGAACTTGTGTCATACCCTGTCATAGCCAAAGAGTGCAAATTTGAAAACTGTAATTGTGACATAGGAGTGGTATTGCATGAGGCAGCCTTTGTTCGTTACAAGTACTTTGAAGCCAAGCGTCAGTCTGACGTAGATTTAATGTATAGTAATCTGTTGGCGCAAGTCGAGAGTAGATGGGATGCTAAGGGTGAGTATTTTGTGAGGAAGAATGACTTAGATGTGGTTACGCAAGCAAAGCTGAGAATTATGGCTGGACGGCCGGGAAATCAGATACGAATCAGCCCTCCTTTTGAGTATAGTGCGTGCCCTATGGAAGAGAAAATGCAAGTGATGACCCCGATGATTAGTGCTTACCGTAGTTATGATTGGTTCACTAATAGACGTCATTTTACCAAGCGCGATATATTCAATAATTGGCTTCCCTGTAGATCACTGACAGAGGTACTTGTGCAAGGCACGACGCAGGCTTACAATCCGAACATTCCCAGCGTTTACAATATGGCCTTCGGAGAGGTTCGTGGTCGACCTAATGCGTGCTACAGTCATGAGAGTCTTTATCCTATAAAAGTCCCTAAGCTTATTGAGAAGTATAATAAGCCCACCGACACGATGAATGACTTCTGTAAGAAGCTAGTGTCGTTGTGGCCTGATGCACTAAAACTACTCAATGAGGATTATTTAGAAACGAGCCATTTAAAACATACGTACACCTTTCACGTGGATAAGAATAGAGTTTGCAACATAACGGGACCACCAAAATCTTCCTTTGGTTTGAGAGCTGGCCCGACGGTATCACACACCGGAAAGTATGTTAAGAAAACTTTTACTGTGAATGGCAAAAAGAAAGATCAAGAGGATTATACCAATAGAGTCGTTTGGGAAATGATTGAAGACATACTGAACGGTGGAACGCCACGTCACCCTGATCCAGTGGCAAATATGGTGCTTAAGCAAGAAATGCACATATTGCCAGATGAATGGTGGCTCCTATCCGAAGAGGAGTTACAGAAGGAATTAGACCGTATTGCGGAGAAAGCTCGCGAGTATTTTATAATGTCCTATCCTGACTATAAAATTGGAATTTTATGCCAGGGATTCAGGCAGAAAGTTGAACGAGGAAATGTAATAAGGATAGGTCATAAGTGGGACTATGGAGGAGCTTTTAGAGCAGCGCAGTTCATGCGTTATGATGTTCCCACGATGAATTTTTGGACGAGCGATATTAAGGGGCAAGATACAGGAATTCTTGCGGCATTGTTACAGTTGTATGCCGCAACGGCCGTCTACTATTTAGATAAGGATAATACAGGTCCAGCGATGGCAAGAGTTTACCGTATGCTCTGTAAATTGTATGGACAAAATCTAGCGTATAAGATAGTGCATCAGTTCCACGACATATGGGTAGTAATAATGGGCTGTATGCCTAGCGGATCCCTGTCTACATCTCACGGAGATTCATGGATTTTGGCATTCGCTTTTTGCTTGTTCTTAATACATACAATGTCTGCAAATCCCCTAATAGCTAATAAAATACGTAAGGAGATAACTGATAGGTTAGTACCTCTTATGGTTTATGGAGATAATTTAGTATTAGGGTGTCGAGATATTATAAAGAAGTGGGTGAACATTGATGCTTTTGCAGATTTTTGCGGCAAGGCTTTTGCTTGGGAGTTCAAAGAGATACAACGGGAAGTGCCTTTCCTGTCTGTCCCTGATGGCAGTGGAGGTTATTTAGTACAAGGTGTTGTATTTTTACAAAGGACCTTTATTGAATCAAAAGATGCCGATCTTCCTTCAGTAGTGTCGTATAAATCATTGTATAAGACGGTTGTAAAGCTAGCGCATGGAAAAGGGGAGGAACGAACCCCAATAGACTGCATGATGGCATGTATAGGGCATGCTTATGACACTAAAGGAACTAATAAAATAGCTTATGATTTTGTAAGGTATGTTTATTATTACATTTCCAAGCACTATGGAGTAGATGAGGATAAGTGGTTTGAGTTGTTTCTAAAGGGAGATTTGCGTGATGGGAGTGTTGAGAGACTGATGAAGAAAACGGGAATTACCATAGAGGAGCTCCAGGCGGGCTTTCCATCCGAATTGGTGTTGCGTAAGAGACAAATTTGGGATGAGGAAAAGAGTAAAATTGAGTATGAGAATGATGATATAATAGTTCACCTCAAT